GCTATTTGTTGTGCATAGGCTTGACCGCTTAGTAAACCACCGCCCGCTCCGCCTACTCCACCTAATCCGCCAACCCCACCAAAAGCAGCACCGCTTTCATAGAAAGTATTTCTAGCTAAGTTTCTTTCTCCTGGGTTTAAATAAGTATATGGCTTTGCAGAATCAGGAACACGACTCCATCCTTCTGTGGTTTGTCCTTCTTCTCCAGTTACAGGATCAAACCAAAAGAAATTCATAGAATTAATATATTCTCCGCCTAATGCTCTTCTGCCTATGTCGCTGTATGCGTATGGATCGTATGTTGGTTCTGCCATATTAATTCGTTATTAGTTTATCTATTTTAGCATCAAGTTTATCTATTTTATCTATTAATCGTTGAAACTCAATGGTATGTTCATTTCTTGTTAGATACTCTCTAGCCAATTCTTCTCGTGTTCTATTGATTAAAATGTTCTGTCTTTGTAATTCTGAAGCATGAGTCTTAAGCGTATAAAAGATTGGTGCAAATACCAAACTAATTATTATGTTCCAAAATAACATTCCATCCATGATTAGCTCAGTTTATCCCACTCTTTCCCTTCAAACAAATTTGCTTCTGCTTCTCTGCGTTTGACCAAGCCACCTAAGATAACACCGCCAGCTTTGTTCCATCTTTTTATCTGCTCTGGAACACCACTATAGTCTTTTTCATTTAGAACTTTTAGTAACGTAGAGTTTTTTAAGTTTGTAGGGCCTAAGTTATACACCCAACATACCAAAGCATCAAATTGACATTGTTCTAGTGGTACTTCCACAAGATCATTAATATAGCCTTCATACTCAATCATTTCTTCTTGTAACATATACTCAGCTTCTTCTTGATTAATCTTGTCGCCTTCTTTTACATTTTTAGTATGACCATAACCAATAGTCCAAACGTCTACAGAATCTTGATAGGCTTCTAAACGACAACCTTCGTAAGACTTTATTAAAGATGTACCTTCTTCAGATATTTGCATTGTTTCTTTGTTTTCTCCGTACCAGTTCCATCTACCGTTCTTATTAGTCATCCTTATTTGATGTATTAGAAGCACCAAAGTAGAAACTAATAATTGCGGAAGCTAAACCACCTAAGTAACCGAGAACCAGATTGACTAATGCCTCTGAGTTCTGTTCGGGGGGCTGAATGGTGATAAGAAAGATATAGCCTAGAAATCCGCCTAGTGTAGCAATTCCTATAATTCTAGCTGTCCAATCTTTAGAAAAAGTTTTTCTAGCATCTTGAGTATCTTGTACTTCTAGTTTAAATACATCTACTTCTAACTCTTTCATTTTAACTTCAAAGTCAGCTTCAGCTTTCTTTAGTTGAAGCATTTGTTCTGGTGTAGCGTTGTTTATGGCTTTTTGTATTTCTTTAGGTTCGTTCTTACAACCCAATACATCTGCAATCATATTTGCAGCCATACCACCCATAGGCCCGCCTAATGCTGTTCCTAGGGTTGGTGCTACTGATCCAACTAAATTTTTAAGTAGTGCTTTCATTTTGTTTTATGTTCTTTAACGACTTCAAATTCTGCGGTTTGACTTGCTCCCTTGTGAGGTACAAACTTACCTTTGTTTTTCATAAGCTTGTAGCTTTTACCACTTTTCATAAAGTGAAAACCTCTAGGTGCTTTAATCTTTTTTTTCATTTTCTTTCCTTTGATCCAAAATAAATTTCCAAAAGGCAGCGGTTTGTTTACGCTTGTCTTCTGCTGTTGCCTTTTTTTTAGGCATTATTTTTTCTTTTTATATACGGTTTTTTTAACTTTTCTTTTAGGCGGTCTACCCATTTTGCTTCCGTATGTTCCTTTACCTCTTGGCATAATTACTCCTTATAGATTAAATGAATGATAATAATTTTAACTTATTTAAGACGATCCTTGTTTAATTTTTATTGTACTAGAAGAACCGCCATTTACTTTAACGGTGTTTACAACACCTGATTGTTCTAAAATAATAGTATAACTGCCAGAGTTATCAACATCTAATCGTAAAGAATTACCTACCATCCTTCTAAAAGATATGGCTTGTCCTTGTACCAGGGTTGTTATTTGTGTTTTTTTATCTTGACCTATCTCTGTTCCTGTAATGTTTATAGATGTAGCAGATTGATTTAGCTGATCTTCTTCTTCTGCAAAAGCCAAAGCATCTAGCACACTTAGTAAGTCTTCTAAGAAGTTTACATCTAAGTAATCTATATCTAATTCTGTAAACTCTAAGTCTGCTTCATTGTCTAAGAAGTTTTCTGACAAGTAGTCAATTTCTAGTTCGTTAAAATCTAAATAGTCTGCTGTAGCTTGTTGTTGAGTGTCTTCTTGTAAGTCTTCTCTAGGTTCTGGTGGATTTACAATTAACATATTGTCAATTAAGTCTAGCGTTATATCTAAGATAACAGGCTTAGTAGGTGCTTGTTCATACACACTTGCTACCGTAGATTGATAGGGCTGATTAAGAACTACCATACCCATAGCAGTTTCTACTGTTATCTCACCACTAGACGTACCATCAATATTAGGTAATAAGATGACTAACGATCTACCAAGTTCGTCTACAGTTATTGTAAAGTCTGTTCCTCTTATACCTATGGTTGCACTATTCGTGCGTATCTTGATATTTTTCTTTGGAACTTTATTAAGTCTACCTGTAACAAAACGTGCAGTACCTTTTGCAAAGGTTAAAGCCATTTTAGATTTATCTGGGTTAGGATCAAATATAAACTCATCAATCAATACTTGTGAGTTTTCTGTCAGTCTTATTTGAGTATCATCAATAAACGTAATACCCATACGACCATTTGCAGTTTCTACTTTGTCATAACTCAGTATGCCAAAGTCTAATTCAGCTCCGTAGGGTTTGTCTCTTAGAACTTGTGCGTTGCCTCTAAGCTCAGATATAGAGCCTATATCAACAGACGAATGAAGTTGTTGCGTCTGACTGAGTAACACAGACAGTACCGCTAGACCCAACAGATGTAATTTTAAGCCAGTCATTATCAGATGTAGATTCCTGATCTATATTAAATGTTCTTGATCCACCTGTATGATCTAGGTAGAAGTAACCACCCGCATAACCGTCACCATCATAAGTAACTGTGTTGTCATTACCATCAATATCCATGTAGTTAGTAGCACCATCTACATCTATAGCTGCTGTAATACTATTACCTCCACCTTGCACTATCCAATCTAAATCTAAGTTCGCTGCAAGTGCGGTCATAGCGTGATTCAACGTCATTGTGTTCGTATTGCCTGTGACTTGTACGTTTACATTAGAACCATCAGCTCCAGTAGCGTTGGTTTCATCTGTAGACATATTAAAAGTATTGCTGTCACCTATAAATGAGAAGTAACCTGTGTAGTTATCTGCCCATATATCGCCTAAGAATTTATTTGTTGAGCCTTTCTGTAAAACGTCTAACGTCATGGACGCGCCATCAATATCTAATGCAGTCATAGAACCAGCAGCCGCGTCAGCTCCTCCTATGATGTTTCCACCACCACCCACTTGTTCTATATCTAAGTTAGATGTAGCACCCGATTGATCTATGAATATCTCGTTGTCCGCTGTATAAATATTAAGCGATATAAGTAACAGTAATAGCTTTAGTTTATTCATTTAGTTTCCAATACCCAGATTCGTGACCTTCGTTGATTGTTTGTAATACCGCAGTTTCAATCGCCGCTTGTAATGCAATGTTTATAGATTCATTTTCCACTATACCATTTTCAATTTCAACCAATTCTGTGTTGTTTGCATAAAACCTAAACACATCTGAAGAGATAGATGCGCTGAGAACAGTCTTTGTGACCAAAACTTCTAATAATATTTTTCCTGTGCTAACTGAAACTGTGCGTAAAGATATGGTAACTGAGTCTTGTCTATATTCTTTTGACATACCAATACCTAAGTATCTAGCTCCCGCACCACCTGACTTTATATTGGTTTCATAACCTATAACACCACCTTCCATTAATAAACCAGCAAACAATAAAGGCTTGAGTTTTTGTTTTTCTTCAAAACTTTCTCTGGTTGTGCGTATGATCTGTCTTTCTTTAGTTAGGTTGTCTAATCCTGTCCGTTCTACTACATCAAAGAAGTTAGAGTGTTTAAGTGCTCTGATTAAATATGCGTCTGGTGATTGTGTGATAGCGGTACTAAAACTAGCGTACTGACTATTACTTCTACGTTGGCCCGTATTGTCTTTAAAAGAGTTTGGATAAACCGCAACAATAGGTTTGCGTACAGGCGATTCAATGTTTTTTAATTCTGTTATTAACAAACCCACTTCTGCGGGTTCTATATTTCTTATGGGGGGTACTCCGTTATCTAATGGAGGTATGATAAGCGCACAACTAGAAAGTAAAAGAACCGAGAGGTACAGTAATTTCTGTTGTGTTGCCTTCTTCATCTGTGATTATTAATGTTACCTTATCGTCTTCTACTCTATATTCTATAGTGTTACCTTCTAGTTCTAGCGTACCGAAATCAGATGCAGTCTCACCAAATAAACTATCAACCAACTGTCTGCTTAGTTGTGCGTATATTCTACTCTCTAGGTTGCGTATAAACCTAGCTAATGTTGTGTTCTCTGCTTCTCTTTCCAAGTCTTCTATATAGGCTTGAATTTCTTCGCGTATAGCTTCCTTTCTATTGAACTCTTGGTTTTCTATAGTTAGATAATGACTGGATGTACCAACACCTGAGAAGCTAGGATTCTTAAACTTGTGAGTCATTTCATCGGCACGAATGTCTACAGCTATAACCAATAAAACAAAAGATAAACCAAGAATAGCTAATAGCTTATCGTACTTAGTCATCAGTCTTTCCTTTGGTCGTCTCTATCTGCTTTCGCTATTTTGGCACTATCTATTAACTGTGGCACACCAAGTATTGTTTTAATAAGTGTGTCTTGTCTAATGATTTCGTTGTCTAACGATCTGACTCTATCTATTAATGCAACTAAGATACCGTGTTGAGAATCTAGCTTAGTGCCTAGTCTGTCTTCCATGTGAGAGATTAATTCAGCTTGCTTATCATCAAGTGTGTCAAGCTTAGTTTCCATACCATCGATGATACGGTTGATAAGTTTCCATATAAAGAAACCTAGACCGCCCGCAGCTGCTATGGGAAAGCCAACTTCGTTAATCAGTTGGACTGCCTGTTCCATAGATTACTTTTTTTTCTTTGCGGTCTTAGCTGCCTTTTTAAAAGCTTTAGCAGTAGGAGCACCTTTTGTACCAGGCTTCCTCATTTTTTCTTTAGAACCCGCTTTTATTCTTTTACGTTTCGCGTGTATGTTTGCGTATAGTCCTTTCTTTGGCATTTTATTTTTTAAGCTTTAATAATTCTTTGACTTTGTTGTAGATTTCAGGCTTTTTCTTTTTAACGTAGTAGCCAGCTATTACAACTAAAACTACGAGTGCGATTAATATATCCATAAAAAGATTATACTTAGGTTTTTCTAACACTTCCACCTTCTGCGTGCTTGTCTTATCCTAGAGTTAGGATCGTTTCTAGTCTTTGCAGAACTACGTTTAAGTTGTCCGAGTGATCTAGCACAGTAAGACTTTCTTCTTTTGGCTGCCTTGCTACCAGGTTTTACTTTGCCTGTTACAGCAGTCTTTAGTTTAGAACCAGGGTTAGCTCTGTTGTAAGCATTGACTCCTTTTTGAGTCATACCCGCACCAGATTTAGTAGATCGGTAGTTACCGCCTTTACCTGTTGTCTTACGTATTGCTTTAGCCATTAGTGCACCGTTCTTTCTTCACAAAGAATCACTTCTGAATCTTCGTTTATCTCACCACCAAACATTAATATCATCATCTCAAAAGCTTGTCGTTCATTCTTGGCAAATACTTCTTTGCCTATAAACACCATGTCGCCTTCTAAAACTTCAATATCATATATTTTGTTCGGGCGCATTGTTAGTAAATAGTCCTTGAGCTTGTTGTTTTGCATTTTGTCTTATAGATTCTCTATCTCTTTCCATAATAGAATTAATCTCTGCAATATTAACTTGTGCTCCATATTTTGCCAACAACTCTGCTGCTTTTAATCGTATTTGTGCTTCTTCTATGTCACGACTTCTATCGTCATCCATAATAATCTTCATACGATCTGTTTCTGCATCTATCATTGCCTTCTGAGCACTTACTTGTGCCTTCATAGCTTCAGCTTGCGCTAACATTTCAGCTGCATCTGGCTTCTGTTGCTCTTGTGGCATAGGCGGCATTGGCGGAACTTCGGTGTTGATAAACGATTCTGGGTCTTTAAATCCAGCCATTTCGATCATTCTGCTCAATGTATTAGAATATTGCTGTAAAGAGACAAGAGGGTTCTGAGGGCCTAATTGAGCCAATATTTGCTCTTGTTTTGTGGATAATTGAGACAATATAGCAAACTTTTCTTCGTCTGAAGTCTTGCTAATTGCTACATTGACAATGATATCTTTGTTGTTGTCCCAATATCTAGGGTCAACGGGTACAAATTTACCATTCAATCTAAACATATCTTGAGCACTTTGATGTTTAATTACCAGATTGTTGACTAATCCGAAGAGGTCTTTCATACCACCTTCGGCAAAATGCCTACAAATAAGCTCTATTCTTCCTTGTGCTCCTGACATAGTAGCGGACACCGCTGCTTTGGTGCTTGATTGAAGAGCGTCAGCGTTTAATCCAGCTGATGCCTTAGACACCCCTGTACGATTCTCTTTGGACTCATCGAGATAGCCCAGTACAGGAAACGCTTCCTTGCCAACAAACGGTACGCTAAAAGGTTGTACCATACCAGGAGCACGCACTCTAATCGGCTGTCCAATATCAGTATTCAATACATCATCAATATTGACCTGACCCTCGACAACAGCCATACGAGGGAAAATAGAATGTCCTAGTGAGTCTAGCGTGTCTCTCATAATCTGAGACTTCGCTGCTTGAATCGGTTTTAAGTAATCTGCTGGACATGAACCAATCGCTGTATGTGGTTCAGGATCAGGGCAGAACATGACAATCGGTAGATCATCCCACGCTTCTACATTTAGAACGTGAATACCATCACCCGCAGTACAGACTCTAATTCTTTCGTCTATACCATCGCCATCAAAGTCGTAGAATAAATAGTGCTCTATGTATAAAACGTCTTTGCCACCCGCATCATTCCTGTCGGGATAAACCATGTTGTCAAAAGGATTACGCGCTTGCACTTCTTCGTAAGCTTCTGGATCAACTGCACTACCGCCATAGCCCGCGTGTTGTTCAATCTCTTCAGGGTCATAACCCATAGCGATTAAATCAGATACCGATTTAACCATACGGTGTGCAACATAAGATGCGCTGTTTAAATCTTTAGCGTGTCTGGATATAAGTATTTCTTCTGGTGGTACAGACTCCATGCACACTTGATCTCTCTCTTTAACTCTTCTAATGGTGAGGTCGTAACTCACAGGCAGTTCTTGTGTAACTTCTTCCTGTGTTAGTGGGTCAAGTGTAGTAATCGTTTCTTTAGTTATTTCTTCTTCGACAATCTCTACGTCAGGGTCAAGCACTAGAGCTTGGTAAGACTGAGGGTCTAAGTTGGAATACTCGTGCGTAGTTGCATCAAGTGAGTCATCCCAAAATACTTTGACAAACCCTGTCTTTCTAACGAGTGCATCTTTAAACGCATCGTATAAAACTTTAAACCCGTTGTTCTTTTGTTGGATAACGTGGTTAATGTAATCTGTTTGCTGTTCGGCAAGCTGTATGTCTTCAGGCCCTTTAGGGATGAATTCAACTACCTTCTTAGTACCAAAGAAAGTACGCATGATAGACGGTAGCATAAACAGTACGGTGTCTCTAACGTCAGTAGAGATAAACTCAGACTGTAGTGTGCTTGTCGATTCTGGCTCATTGCCAAGATAGTATTCTGTAGACTCTGCTCTTTCTTCTCCGACTTGGTAGATGAAATCACGAGCGTCATCCATCTCTGATTTGATAACTCCCGATAGATTCATTAAGTCCGTATCTTCGTTCAGTTGCATTTCAATTTCTGCTTCGAT